AAATAAGTAGGAGATACGTGGACGATGATCCTGATTTTTACGCGCCTAGTGAATGGCGAGGTAAGTCTGAGGACAAGAAGCAAGGAAGCTCTGGGTATATAGACCTAGATGAGATTGATGCCTTCCATTGTAATGACTCGATCATGACTAACGGTAATGACGGTGTTTACTTAGCTACTCAGGACACTCTTAGTATGTATAAAGCTCTCCTAAGTGCTGGAGTATGCCCTGAACAGGCCCGTATGGTGCTGCCACAGAGCATGATGACTGAGTGGTACTGGTCTGGAAGTCTAGATGCATTTGCGGATATGTGTAGGCTTCGCTGCGCCCCTGACACACAAGCTGAGACACGCATGGTTGCCAGTGAGATTAGTGATCTAATGGGCCAACTCTATCCTAGTTCTTGGGATGCTCTGATAGGAGAAGAATGATGAGAGGTAACATTAACGGTGCAATCAAGGCGTCTGCCATAGTCGCGTTTATCATAGCAGGATTACCAATACTGATTGCTATGACGTATGACGAATTTCCTCGCTACTGTAAGCAGACAATCCTTTTACCTTGTGTAGGAACCACTACGCCACCTAACTAATCCAAAGGATATAAGAACTACTCTATCGAGAGATTCGCTATCCTTCGGTAGAGTAATGGCACAAATGGCACGGTGCCACTTATCAATATGCCATACCATTTTCTCTAAAAAAAACTGTAAGTCATTGTTTTTAAAGAAAATGGCTCCGACGGTAGGGGTCGAACCTACGACCAATTGATTAACAGGTATCGTTTAAAATCAATAGGTTACGAGAGTTTTGCATAAATGACTGTGACCGTAAATTGGCTAAAATAACTCTCTACTAAGTGTTGACATAAACAACGAGCTATATAAAATAGGGCTGCGCCTTTCGGGGGCAGTATAGCATAGGACTACTCAAATGACCTACCAAGAACAGTTAGATATCATAAAAGCTATTCCTATTAAGGAAGGTGATACAAAAGTAATTACCTGTCCATTCTGCTACGGTGAGAAGAAGTTGGCTCTGTCTAAGTTAGACGGTAAACTTCTATGGTACTGCTACCGCGCATCATGTAACGGCAAGGGAGTACATCACGGCAATCGTGGTAAGCAATCAGTCAAAGACTATCTAAGCAATGTGAAGAGAGATAGATCAAATGGCAGACCTATACCAGAGATAGTGACTGCTATAGAAAATCACCCACCAGCAATCGAATACTTGAAGTCGGTGAACAGTCTTGAAGCTCATCAGAATAAGTGGATCAAGGTGAAGTATGCTCCGGCTGAGGATAGAGTCTTATTCTATAATGAAGGTTCTCATGGGGCAGTAGGACGCGCACTTAGTAAGTATGGACCTAAGTGGATAAGCTACGGGAAACTCCCTGATGGAATCTCTGTAGGCGTAGGCAATATAGCTGTACTAGTCGAAGATACTCCATCTGCCTGTTCAGTTAGTAGAGTGGATGGTCTGGTGGGCATTGCATTATTAGGTACTACAATCACTTCCGGTATTAAAAAGACACTGAATAAATACCCGGAAAGGTATTTAGTTCTTGACAAAGACGCGGCCCTTAAGTCTATATCTCAAATGAGACGAATAGATAAAAGTCTCAAGACAAGGTTAACTAAGGTAGATTTGAAGCACATGAGTACTGATCTAATCTGCCAACTAATAGAGGGGGAATAAAATGGATACGTTCAGTGCTGTTGGATTTTATGGCATTCCTGTAACGAATTGGTGCAACACTATTTTGGGTCCACCTAGAATATAATTTAATTCAACCAAATTCATTTTAAAAATTAATTATTACAAGGAGTATAGACATGAAAGTACGTGCTATATGTCTACTAGATTACGATGTGGAAGGTGGCTTTAAAGAAGCTGCTGAAGAAGAAGCAAAGCTAGAGAGTGCCATTAAGAATTTAATTTCTGGCAACAAGCGAGTGGTTCACTATCAAATAGAGATGCGGGAAAGACGCGGCAATGCGGCCCCTGACATCTCCAAGATGAAGTTCCGCAGCAACTAGCCTAAAGTATATTTTATATATCAAAATTTTTTAAGCCTCCATACTATTGGGGGCTTTTTTTATTTCCTTGACGGTGGTACAATAACCACTCTATAAAGTGCCAACTATAGGATTTACTACATGGATCATTCACTACTCAAAAACTGCTTGAACCACGACTTCTTCGAGCAGAATAAGTCCAAGCTACGGGCATCCCTATTCGAGGATAACCTTAAAGAACTGTACGAGACAATCATTGCATCGCATGAGAAGTTCTCTCAGGATATAACTCCACTGTAGTTGTTTGCATTCTGGAAGTCTACCAACCCTACATCGACTACTGCTTGGACTG